AAAAGCAATTAGCCTTAATTAAAGCACGCCAATAATTTGGAACAAAACACACCCTAACTCGTTAATATTATTGAACTAACAGCTCGGTCATGCTTACCATAGGCTTAGAGCGTTGCAAACATTAAATAGCGAGGGAAATATGGGTACATACCGCGATTTTTCAGTACAACAAGCAGTCACTCCAGGTGCTTCTGCTGTTAACATTACCAACACTAACACTACAAACGATGAATGTCGTGCTGTATATGTTGGTGCTTCTGGGGATTATAAATTTTATATAAATGGTGCTTGGGTACAGTTTAACGGTACAAACGCAGGATCAATACTACCAATTAGAGCTACAGGAGCAGTTGATGCTGCTGATGACTCTGCAACTGCATCTCACGCAATTATTTTTATATACTAATGCTAGGTTTAGGCATAGCATTATTTAAAGCGTATAACCAAGTATTAGAAACCCTATATGATACTTGGAACTCCATTAGTGAAACATGGGAAAACGTAGGTTCAAATTGGGAAGATTTAGGATAATATTATGGCAAGTTTAACAGGATCAAGTATAGCAAGTAGTTATAATCAATTACTATCATTACCAAGTGGAGGTTTGAATAGCACAACTTTGGTGTCTATTACTGATGGAGATACCTCCACAGCAGTAGGATTTCAAGTCAGTACAAATGCGTTAAGCATGACAGGCACTAATCAATTACAATTTGGAGATACAGGAACTTATATATACCAATCAGCAGATGGTGTTTTGGATCTGGTAAGTGATACAACAATAGAATTAAACGCAACTACTATTGATATGAATGGTGCATTAGATTTAAGTGGTAATGGAACAATAGGCGGCACACTTACAGTTAATGGTGATTTAGCAGATATAGCTGGAGCGCATCCAACATTAAAACTAACTGATATCGCTCCTGATGACAATTATGGGACAATAGGCTATTCAGATGGTGTTTTATCTTTCACTACAAATGGTGGTGACGACTCTGGAGCGTCTGACACAATGGTTTTTTATAATCATGGCTCTACGCAAAGAATGAAAATTAAAAGTAATGGTAATGTTCAAATAGGCGCACATGCTTCTGGAACTCCACTTGCATCAAATCTATTTCTTGTAGGCACAGGAGCAACAACAGAAGGAATTGTGATTGGAAGAGCCGGAGACAGTCAAAATGCCTTAGACCAATATGCACAAGTTAATATGTATGGCGGTACTACGAACCTTATATCAAGGGGTGGTACATCCAGTGAAGGTACAATAGCATTAGTAACTACTTCCGATGGTAGTACTTATAATACAAGATTATTTGTTAATAGCAACGGAAATATTGATTATAATAGCACTGGAGGTTCAGCAACAACTCATTCTATAAAAACATATTCAGATACAACAGGGCATACAAGTGTATTAAATTTTGATAAAAGTCATAATGATACTGTTGGTACTTTAACTGCTACAACTGACGGAAGTTATTTAGGAATGATACAATTCAGAGGTATTGATTCTGGTGGAAATATAGATAATGGGGCATATATCGCTGGAGTTCAAGATGGTTCTGCAAGTAGTAGAGTTCCAAGTAAACTGATATTTAGTTGTTATGATGGTAGTAATGAACAAATACCTTTTATTATTGATGCTAACTCTAAAACGTCACTAAGTAATAATGATAGTGGTGGTACTGGTGGGTCAGATAGTACGACAGGGAATACTTTATTTGGAATGTACTCTGGTTTAAATATAGCATCTGGAGGTGTAGATAACTCATTCTATGGACACGCATCTGGTGCTGGAAACACGACAGGAGATTTTAATACTGCTATTGGAAATATATCAGGTTTTCGCAACCAAACAGGAGTTAATAATACTTACGTTGGATATGGAAGTGGCATGGGTGCTTCTGGTAATAGTCATAGTGATAATACAGCATTAGGTTTTAAATCATTAAACGCAATTACTACTGGTGAAGATAATGTAGCAGTTGGAAGTGAAGCCTTAAAAGCAGAAACTATAGGAGATAAATCAACAGCTATTGGATATCAAGCATTACTTGTTCAAAATACAGTAGATGGAGAAGTTTCAAACACAGCAGTCGGATACTCGGCTGGAAAAGCAATCACGACAGGAATTAAAAACGTTATAATTGGTTCAAATGCGGCGATAGTTGCTCAAGATGTAGATGAAACAGTTATTATAGGTCAAGCGGCTTGTGGAGATGGAAATTTAACAGCTACTGGCACTGTTGCGATAGGTAGGTTGGCTGGATATGCTCTTATAGGTGGTGCTGGGAACACTCTTATAGGTTATAAATCTGGAGACATTTTAACCACAGGTGACAATAATACAATCATCGGTTTTGAAGCAGACCCATCAGCAAATAGTGGAACTGGTCAAATAGCAATAGGGAAAGGCGTTACTTGTGCTGGTGATAATATAGCTACACTAGGTATTGGTTCTAATACTGCATCTTTAGGATTAGATGGTTCTGATACATCTTGGGCGGCGGCATCATCTGATGAAAGATTAAAAGAAAACATAAAAACATCATCTGCTGGACTTGATGTAATTAATGACTTAAGACCAGTTACATATAATTGGAAAAAGTCTAAAGATGTTTCTAAAGATATGCCACAGTATAAAGATTCAAATGAGCCTGTATTAGGTAATAAGTATGGCGAAATCTTACATGGCTTTATTGCTCAAGAGGTAAAAGAAGTAATAGATAATCATAATAGCCTTAAAGAAGGTTTTAAAATGTGGAAGTTAAAAGATGATGGAACGCAAACAGTTGCTGATGGAAACTTAATTCCAATTTTAGTAAAAGCAGTACAAGAATTATCTGCAAAAGTAACAGAATTAGAAAACAAATAAGGAGTCTCAAATGAATTGGGCAAACTATACTGATAAAAAAGGTAAGACAGCCGATTTTAAAAACAAAGAAAGAATAGTGCAAAAAGCTGTTAGCGAAGTCAAAGACGATGATGGCAAAGTTGTACAAGAGGCTGTAGCAGAAAAGAAAGAAGCATACATTGCTTTGGTGTCAAAAAGATGGGATAGTGAAAGTGGTGAACCATTAGATGACAGCGAAAAAGAATATAGTTTGAAAGATTTAGAATTTGAAAAAGCTATATATGATGCTGATATGGCAAGAGCAAAAGCACAATCAGATGGATTAAAAACTGCAATCGCTGATTTCAAGAAACTTTAATTAACAAACAATAGGAGTTACCAATGGCAAAAAAGAAAGAAGAGTCAAAAGTAAATATACTCGGCAAAGAG